GTTAGCATCATGTAGATAGTAGAGCCACAATTCGCCCGTTGCCGGACGAATTGGTTTGTTGAGCTTCATGTGAGTTAGCGTCACCAACCTGTTAAAGAAGATTTGTAACATATAGAGTGCATTAAACGTGTTAATGTATTCTATATAATACATCGGAGGCGGCAGACCGTCAACCCCCTACTTCAGCATTCGCAATATCCGCGGAAAGCAGTTAATCCCTAACAGTCGAAATCACTTGCTTTGTGGTTGTATCTTTTTCACAGAGCCACATCTTTTATGCCTGAGTTAGCATTATCCTTGCAACGCACCAGTATCTGAACGCACACTGCCCAAGCGGCAGGCGTCCTCAAGATGGGTCGAGCAGCCCCGACCAAACCATGTTGCTATGTTAAGCCTTGTCTTTGATGTGTCTTTCTAGGAGTGCCTTGCGCAATTTATCTGAACCGCCTACTCTAACATTAATAATGCCATTGTAATAATCGTCAGTTTCGAGAACTCTACGATCAAACTGTTCCCTTGCCTCAATATAACTCATTTCTGCCCTGTTCGTGCAAAAGTAAAGTATTTCTCTTGTGAAGTTTTCTGGCCCTAGTTCCTCTACATCGGACTGTAGTCTATCGGAAGAACCCCAATATTCCTTCCAGTCTGATTCTTTATAGCCTCTGCGTCTATTCTTTTTGCCTTTGAGAGGTGGCTTCGAAGTTTTAAATTTGGCTAGTTTCTTGCCTATGTATTTTTTGTTGTTGGTCTTGTTGGTAATGAGATAAACGAAACCCTCATATTCATCTGGAATACTTTCTATAGTTTCGCCTTTATGTGTCCAACTCGGTTTGTCCATCACTCTTACTTACTTTTGATGGACGACCTACCATGCCTTTTCTGGCTTCCTTTCTTTCCTGCCTCTTATTCTGAATTTCTGTTCGCCTTACACTTGCAAAGTTACGTATCTCTGACAACCAAAATCGAGCCTTGATTCCGGCTTCGTCCGAATTATGATACTCAAAGCGTTCCTGCCACTTAAAGTAGTTTTGGAATGCTTCGATCATCTTATCGTGACTGTCGGTTGCCATTTGCCTATTGGATTATTTCAACATCATTTGAGTATGAAGTAAATCCATTTTCCTTGATTACTTTTAATACTGTGTTCACACGTCCTGCGAGATCATCTCTGTGCGAAATTAGGAACACATTTTTGTCTCTTTCACGTGTCATCTTCTTGAGAATTGCGATTGAACTCTCAACACCAGCACTATCCATACCACTATCTACAAGTTCGTCGATAAACAGTAAATTAATGCCGTGATATAATGATTCCCAAACATCACGGAATGCCCAACTTAGACTTAAAATGAGCCTATTTCGTTCACCTCTACTGAGATTATCAAAGTCTAAGTCCTGTCCTAGTTGTGTAATAATCACCGTTAAATCGTTCTGAAACTCAACAATGTGCGGTAATCCTACCTTTGCCAAGTAGTAAGTTAAGCGTTGATTTAGATATGCTAGGTTCTGTTCGATGATCTTCTTACGCACAAAAGAATCCTTGTTTGTAAGAAGTTTGTATAGGAAATCCTGATGATCCTTTACCTTTGTAAGTTCATTCAGTGCGTCAAAACTCACTTCCTGTAGTGCAGTTTCCTTAAGATCATCTATTTGTTCCGCATAAGGATTAGTTTCTTCTTTTTTCTGTCCTAGTTCCTTCTGTAAACTCTCAACAGTATTCCTGTGGTTGTATGCTTCTTCAACACTATCATACTGTGTTACTGGACAATTTTCTAGTTCTCCGATATCACTTACAACTTTTGAGTGTTCTGCGTATTGTGTTTCGTTGGTTAGGATATGCAGAGCCGCTTCTTGTTTTTGTTCTTCCTTGTTTTTTAAAATTTCTTCCTGTTGCGCATCATGTAGTTCCTGTCCGCAGGTATGGCACTTGTGTTCCTTTAACAGATCAACTTCCTTGTCCAGTTTGACAATTAATTTTTCCTGCTTTTCATTATCGGCAGTAATTGATGCCATCCAACGCTGTGCTTCTTCCAGTTTTCTTTTCTTGTCGTTGAAGGTTTCCCAACACTTGTGTGCTTCAATTTCTGCTTCAATGTCAATTTTTTCCAAGACAGCAATGTTTTTTTCTAATTCTTTAATAGTTTGTTGTTTGCTATCTTCCCACAGTCGCTGTTTGCGTTCAAGGCTTTCGATATTCTGTTGTATTCTTTCATTGCTTGCCTTGACAGTTTCAATTCTTGTGTTTTCTGCGTTAATCGCATCTCGATTTTCACGCATCTTTTCTTTAAGGCCGTCTGCCTTTTCAGAAAGCAGCGTGATACCAAGCAGTTGTTCAATGATCATCCTTTGATCGTTGTTCTTCATGGAAAGGAATGGTTCAGTATAAGTGTTCAGTGCAAGAATGTGCTTGAACATATCATGACTCATGCCAAATAAATCTTCAATGGCCTTTTGTGTTTCTCTGCTATCACCCTGCGCTTCGTCATTATCAGTAGGTTCCTGTTCAGTTCCATTAACTGCGAATTTTAATACGTTGGGTTTTCTTCCTCTATGGATGGAATATTCAATACCATCCTTTTCAAAGTCAATGGTAACCAGCATGCCCTTGCCGTTAATCTTGTTAATAAGATTATCTCTCTTGATATTTGTAAGGGCGTTGCCATAAATTGCATAACTTAGAGCATTGACGATAGTGGTTTTACCAGTGCCGTTTCTGGAACCGCTATCATCTCCGCCTAAGTCTAGGTTTTCACCTAAAACTAGAGTAAGTTCGCCTTTGTCAAAGTCAATGGCCTGGGTTTGATTGCCCACGCTCATAAAGTTTTTGACTGTAATATTTTTAATTTTTATCATAGATCTCGATAAATCTCCGTCAGCATACGCTTGTCATACGTTTCGCTATCTAGTTGTTCAATCTGATTCAATACGATTGTATCAACGCTTTCGAATGAAAGGTCAATAGGATCAACATTTGATTCCACTTCTACCTTTTCTGGAATCAACATTAGTTCACGCAGTTTGAATTGCGGAATAAACTGTTCCTTAATAAAGTTTGCTTCTTCAAATGTAATTTGAACATCAATTGTTACACGAGCATGCATCTTTTCTTTTAGATGATCTTCTGGTTTGTCTAACAATTGTGAAAGTTTAAAAGTTCTGTATACAGGTTGTCCTTCCCATGTTTTGAATTCAGGCTTTCCGCCCCATTCAAGCAACATCATTCCGCGATCATCGTCCCATGCATCTGCATAGTTGTGCGGAAATGCATTACCAATGTATGTTACATTGCCTTTGGTTTGGCGTTTATGGAAATGTCCACTAAACACATACTCCTGATTTACAAAATGATCCGGCTGCAATTCTCCATGATCCGGCATTTCAACCATTGCATTCATCTTAAAGTATGGTAGTTCGAAGTGACCAAACACATACCTGCTTTGAATATTCTTAACTTCCTTCCACTCATCTCCCACTAACCAAGGAAGCAGTGTTACTTCACCTTCTGTTAGTTGTTCTGTGATTGGAACGATGTTAGGAAACAGTCGCATAAACTCAATGGAGTTAATTTCACGCTTGTCCTTGTAGAATAAATCATGGTTACCAACCATGAAGTAGGTTTTTTCAAAGGTTTCGTTTAGTCTTTCTAGATTGGAAACTGTGTAATTCATTGTGCTAACATCAGTAGTCGCACGGTTATGGTGCCAGTCTCCTAAAAAGATACAGGTCTCAGCACCAGCGGCTTTTGCTTCTTCGCAAAACCATTTTACAAATTCTTCACAATCAATGTTGTGTGTCCTGCTTCCACTCTTCATTCCAAAATGAATGTCTGTAAAGCAGGCTGCTTTTTTAAATAACGGCATTTTTACTCCTTACTATATTGTAATGGATGTTTTGATATTTGTCAAGAGTCTTCTTTTTTCGTTTCACCGCGCGGATATTGTAACCCATTGTCGCGACCCTGTTCCTGCCGAGTCCAACTTGGATTCATTCCATTCATTTCCAATATGTCATCACGAATATTTTGATTGCGTTTTTCAATATTAATAATACGAACGAATGAATTGGTTACAGCCGCAGTGTAATAGGCAAATGGATTCTGTGATTTTGATTCATCAAACTGCAAACCAATTTGTGCAAGTTGCAGTATTGCTTGTCCTTTCATTTCATCGTTATAGGTATAACCGCGGACATTGCCACGGGTAGCATAACGATCACACAGTTTCATCCACATTCTTGCAAGATCATCTGTTGCCTTGCCCGCCTTGGGATTGAAGAAACCATTTTCCATTCCACCTTCCCAATGGCTCTTGCCCACGCATATAAGATTGTCCTTTTCATCAAACTTCCAATGCTGGAATGGTGGAAAGTTAACCTTAACGTGCCTATCAGCAACAGTTTTCTTTGTTTTCTTGCGTGTTAGGTCCTCTGGAATGTGTTCGAAGGTCATAATTCGAAAGACCAAGTCTTCTTTCTGCATCTTTCGATAATCAATTTCAAACTGTTTTGCTGGAATCTTTTTACCAGCCGCTTCTACGGCTGCTTCGTGGTTTTGTTTTGCGATCCTTGCA